GACTCTTGCTCTTCTTTTTTCATGCGAGAAGAAGACGCGGCACTAGCATCCGAACCAATCTTTCTACCAGCGCGGCGAGCAGCCCGCCCTTCAAGGGCGTCTTTGCGTCGGGCTTCGTTGCGAGCCGCGGCCTCGCGCTCGGCTATAGTCATACCATCAGGGCTTTGGGTACTCTTCTCCCCGACTCCATAGATAGATTTTTTACGGGCTTTAGGGCGCAAGGATTTTCTAGGGGCTAGCATCTTAATCTCCATCAGTTGTTGCAACGGTAACGCTTCCTACAGAGCTTACCATATATTGCGCTGGGTTCCAAACAGGGTTCCAGCCAAATAAGCCTCTACCCGGGTCCACATCTGGACGAGGGTTCAGCAAAGATTGCGGGTCAGATGTATTTACGTTGCCCAAGAAGTTCTGAGGTTGGTCAGGATCGAGAACATCTTTACCCACACGTAGGCCAGTCCTTACGCCGTGCTGAACTTCAAACACTAGGTCTTCCAGTTTATAGCGAAACCCGGTCCGGTCACATATACCGTATGCGTGTTTGCCACTGGCGTAAGCAGGCATTAGATAGCTCCTCGGAACGGAACTATCTGAAGAGCGGAACGATCTTGGTCTTCATTCGCCGCTAAAAGAAACTGGGCCTCGTACTCTTGCTTTAGAGGTGCAACACGGTCCGCTACTTCAGGTCTCTTCATCGCAATGTAGTACGCCAAACCGGCTACAAGTGCGGGTACAAAACGTGGAGGTACAGAAGTAGAGGCAGCGTTAATGCCGCTATCGCTGGCTACGCTATCTATACCTTTAAGACGGTAAAACGCCAAAGTATAAGTTTGCGCGCTGTCTGGTACAGGCCAAAGTGTTACCTGAACATCCGTAGCGTTACGTTGCACGTATATTTGAGAGGGCCGACCTGCGCTATTTTTGTTGCCTTGTTGCGAGTAAGTGGAAACACTCATACGGTCTATGTACGCATCTAACTGTGACACGCCTGTACCTGTACGTAGCTGGTGCTCTATTAGATCAATCGTGTCGGCGGGCATAGTGTACGTCGCCGTACCAGCAGTCAACGGTATTGTACCCGCTTCGATAGTGAACAAGTTCAGCCCACGGTTCTGCCACTCTAACGTCATAATGTTGAGACTACGGCGGGCCGACTTAATATCATACCCGGTACGCATTTCGATACCCGCACGTTCGTACGCTTCTTCGAACAACTCGTTTAATACTGGTACAACTACTGCCATCACTTAGCCTTCCTGTATTTCGCCGTCTTCTTGGCGATCTTCTTAGGCTGCTCGGCAACCTGCTTGCCCTTTTTAGTGGCCTCGCGCTTCTTCTTTGTAGTAGCGGCGTATTCCGCAGGCGTCAAAGCCTTGATAGCCTTCTCAGGGAGATACCGCTCCCCTGTGGCCTTTTTCCCTTGCGTAGATGGCTTACCAGACTTGGTCCGCCACTTCTGCTTGGTCCAAGATTTAAGACTTTTTTGGCTTGGTTTTAACGCCATCTGCTCTAGCCTTTGCTGCTTTACCTAAGTCCTTATAGTGCAGGAGCTTCGTGCTCGTCTTGCCGTGAGTCTTACCTGAGTGCAACTCACCGTTGGGCATCTTGTGCATGCCCCCTGTATAAAGAGTGCCATCTTTTTTAAAGTGCTTTACACCCTTCATTTCCTATAACCCCCACCCTTGGCTTTATACTGTTTTGCGAGCATTTGGGCTTTACGGGCAGACCACTGCCCGGGTTTACCGCCCTTGCCTCCAGCCTTGATACTGTTGAATAATGACTTGCGCATTGTGGGCTTGGTATAATTGCCAGCCTCATTCACACGGCTCTTGGCCTTGCCGCCCTTGGCCATAGCCGCTACAGGTTTACGGGATATCGCTTTTTTAACGCGATTACCTGTAAGTTGTCTCCCCATAGAACTACGCCCCATCATGTCAACATTTCCACCTTTTTCTGGCTTGCCGTAAACGGCTGTTGGGGTCTTTAGCAGCTTTAGGAAACTGCTTCATCTGTCCAGCAGAACGCGCGCAGTAGGACTTACGCCTCTTGGCGGCTGCGCTACCCTTCTTCACGGTGCCTGTAACAGCTGTTTTTAGTTTGGACCCCGGATTGTCCTTACGGTACTTAGCCACACCTTTTTTGGTCATACCCGCACCGGACTTAGTGGGGCGCTTATGACCACCTTTGATGGTGTGGCCTTTCATTGTACCTTTCTTCTTAACGGCCATAGGCTACTCTATGAGTAGGGTCATTACGTTCCCTGAGCCTGTAAAGGCGGAAACGTAACAACCGTCGTCAGCTAAAATACCGTCGTTTGGAAGGAATACGTCATTCCAACCAGTAGGTAGAGTTAGCTGTAGTATAATAGGACCAGTAGCTGACCCACTGCGAATAGTGAAAGCAGCGGCGGATGCGGCGTTTACTAGAACACCTTGCAGCCTGCCGCGCGATGGGCCTACAAGTGCGGCGCTATCGCTTGCCGCAAAGTTATAAGCTCGTACTTCCTGCCCAGCCATAATCTAGCCCTTTTTCTTTGAGGGACGTACACGCTTGCTTTTGACAGGTTTCGCTTCCCAAGCCTCATTTACATCAGGTGTGGAAGGGTCGTCAGCTTTGAGAGTGCCGTCCGTGTTTCGAGCGCGAACCTTGGTAGAGCCAATGCCCCGTGCCGCTAGTTCTTCTTCAGAGGGGGGTGTAAACCTACTCATAATTTGCCCCTTATGCTGCTGCGATTGTAGCGCCTGTGTCGGAACGCTTCCAGTTTGTTCCGTCAGAGAAAGCTAGAATAGCAGCGCCTGCGGCCCCGTTTGAAACGTATACGAGAGTGCCTGCGCCCGCTGTAGCAGCGGAAGGTGCATTTGCAACTGTGTATGTTGGCACAATTATGTCACCGATAAAACCAGCGGTTGATGTCACTGGACCTGAAAATGTAGTAGAAGCCATTTTAGTACCCTTTGCATAAGGATTCGCTCTGTAGTCTATGCAACGTCAGGCGGGTAGATACCTGTCTACAAAGCTAATGTTGTACCCGTTGGCCAAGCATACAACATGTACTCACAAAAAGAAAGCCCCGCCGAAGCGGAGCCTTCCAAACCGAAGTTGGTTTGAGTTCTAAGGGCTTACGCGCCTTGTGAACCGTAGATACCCAGTGGGTCGGAAACGCCGAAGCTGTAACGCTCACGCGCTTTGTAGCGCACGTTGCCAGTGTCGAAGTCGCCGTCCATGCCAGTAGCCATCGCAGAACGTACGAAATGCTTCATACCGTTCGGGATGTCTGTGGTCAGGAACCAAGCGTCAGCATCGGTTAGGTAGTGATTGACACCGTAACCACCGGGAACAGCGCCGTTTGTGCTGATCGCGTTGATGTCGTTGTCCGCTGTACCTACACGAAGGTCTGTTTGTAGTAAACGAGTTGCTACGAACTGCAGGGCAGACGGGATGACGAGCTTCTGGGCGCGAGCTGCGATCAAAAGGCCACGTTCGTCTACGTATGCTGCGATGTCGATAATCGCCTGCTCGAGAGAAGTCTCGTTAAGGTCAGCGCTAACCGCTGGACGGTTAGAGTTTGTACCACCACCAACTGTGGGGTGTGCGGTGCTGAACAGTGTTACACCGTCACCAGACTGGAAAGTGTCAAAGCCCGTGTTGAGCAATGAAGCAGCTTTAACTTGCTTGGTGTAGGCCATGGCGCGAGCCAAGGCTTTGGTGTAACGTGAGGACAACGAATCGTACAGGTTATCTTCCATCGCTTCTTCAGTGATGGCGAAACCCATAGCGATTGTCTCGTGGGTGTAGCGTGCTGTAAACGCTTCTTGTGCATTGTCATATGCAATAGAAGAACCTTCAGCTTTTGTTGGTGCTGCACCGAAACCAGACAGTTTGACTTCCTCTTCAAAACTACGTTCTGAAGTCTCTGTCTCATAGATGTCTTCGTGCTCGTTATCGTACTTGCCGTATTCAAGACCAAAAAGGGCGTTGAGGCCGGGAAGTAGTTCTTTAAGCGCCTGTGCGCGTGAGATAGCCATGTTTTATCCCTCCTTACAGGCCAACAGCGTTAGTCATGCTGCTGTAGCCGGGGTTAAGTTTAACCAAAAGATCAGGGAAAGCATCACCGATTGGAGATGCGGCACCCACGATGCGGAAGGCGGCGGTAGTAGTCACAGTTGTCGCATCGACGGCACTTGTGGAGTTACCAGTAGCAGTGTTGCCAGTAGATGTAGACTGAGCAGCTGCGAAGAAAGTGTTCGCACCTATATCAGACTGGTCCATAGCGCCGTCTGCTTGTACTTGGAATAGTACGTTTGGATCGTCCACAACATACGCTCTTATAGCGCCACCATTAGAAGTGCCAGAAGGGTAATATTGTGCGAACGTAGGTTGACCTTGGTCATTTACGTACTCACAACCCACAAACACACCAAGAGAACCGGTTAAGGTTGTACCTGTTGGTAATGCGTTAGTTGTGCCGTCGGCACCTGTTGCGGTTGATAGTGCGATGTAACCATCGGCACCAATATGAACGACTTGACCGTAGAAAAGGTTTGTGCCTTCTCCAGCAGGGTCGATCAGGTACTGGGATGTAGCCCCAGCGTAGGCCATACCGTCGGCACGTTTTACCGGCTTTAGGCCGTAGGGAGCAGCTGTAGTAGCCATAATGCTCTTCCTCCAGATTCATTTACTATAACAGTAAAGAGCAGCCGCCCCTTACCAGATGATTACCGCGAATTACGCTCGGATCGGAGCATAGGCATCCGCGGGTCAGACTCACGCATGTAGTTTCTATCGACAGCTTCAGCCTGATTTTGTGCAGACTCAAGTTGACCATGGATGCGATCGTCTCGTAGCTCGGTCGGGATAGCGCAAAGCAATAACCCACCAACTTCGATATTGTCCTTAAAGCGGGAATCAATATCTGACATGATGTGTAGCTCAGGATAGTCCTCTGCCTTTACAGGCACATAGCCATCACGAAACCGTCCAGACACGTTTGTCATATCTGCATTACCCAAAGTAGATGTGCGAATCCAACGGAA